AACAGCCGTGGCGCATCAGTCTGCTAACCACCGTGGATTATGCCTGCGACTACCTTTGTATCGGAGTCGGCCCGTAAAACGGCAAGAGGAGCGTGTCAAACGTTCCGTCATCAGGTTGGCGCGGCCACGAAGCGCGCCCTTTCACTCATTTCCTCTCTTTACGACATTGACGTACCTGTCGATGTGCCGGCTGAACAAGCCGATTGCACCAAGTACGTCTCTGCCTTAAAGAGCTCACTTTCCTTACCCCTTGTCCAGATTTTGTCTGGAGAGAGGCGCCAGTTTCTCGATCTCTCGTGGAACGACTCCCTCGCCATGGCCGCAGCCTTGAATTCGGTACCCAAAGGGTGGCCGGACTCCTGCGAGTGCATGGAGAAGTCGCTCAAGGAGGACCTCAAAGTTAGGTTGACAAAAGAAAAGATGGCCTTACCTGCAGGCTATCTAGATTTTGTGGACTCTGTGGTCCGTGACATTTTCCCACGAGGGATCCGAGAGAACGCGATAAGAACCCACGCCAGACGCGTGACGCCCCCATTCACGTCGACCGTTGAGGTCGCGCGAAAGGACGGTGGGTCTTATACGTGTTGGGAGGGGAAGAGGGAGGAATTCTTGGAGGCTTGTCTTTCGCCGGTCGTGGACCTCAAACCTGAGTTCATGGTCGCGAAAGACGCGGGAAAACCGCGGCCTCTCGTCAAGAATTCTTCCTCTTTCCTCCAACTTCGTCCTCTCCACACACTTCTCTACGACACGATATCTTCGAAAAAGTGGCTATTGCGGGGTCCGCCAAGCAAGAAGAGGCTTGTCTCAGCCGGGTTCACGACCCGGGGCAAGTACTTCTCAGCGGATTTCACTGCAGCCACTGATTCGCTTCCTATCGAGGTCGCAGAGAGGGTTCTGGATACCCTCGCTTTCCTTTCCCCCCCGTCGGTCTGTGGCCTCCTAGCCACCGCGAAATCTTCGTTGCGTCCGTCCATCAATTTCGGTGACGAGTCGGTAGTCCCGACCACCGGTCAATTGATGGGCTCCCTCCTCTCATTCCCACTCCTCTGCATCCAGAATTACTGTGCAGCAGCGTGGGTCGACGAGAGGCTTGGGGTGACAACGCCCAAACTCATTAACGGAGACGATTTGATCGTCCAGTGCAATGAGGATTGGGTCGCGGAGTATAGGAGGACTGCCCCCGGCCTTGGACTCAACTTGAACGAGAAGAAAACAGCGTTCACCCGTCATTTTCTCACGGTGAACTCTGTCTACTACTCGTCCAAGTTTCGTTTGATCCCTTATCTTCGTTGTCGCGGTCTCAGTCAGAGAGACCCAAGGAGGATAGGAGATGCAGTCCAAGGCATGGTGCAGCAATTCGAACAGACCCGCTCACCACGGTACGGGTACGCCTTCCGTCTGGCTCTCGCTTCTTTTAAACCATTGATCGTCGACAGCAGGAGATCGATGTACGCTCTTGGGATTCGTGCCCCAAGACGTGCAAAGATTCCGCCGGGACTCTGGTTTAGAGAGAAGCGCCGGACAGGAGGCGACGTGCCGCTCCCGACGCCGCCAACGGGGATGCACCCCGCACTCGTTCCACTGGATGACGAGTACGGGGTCACCCGCGGAGGTGACATCGCGGAGGCCGTGGTGGACGCGCACTGGGGGATGGGGAAGTGGGAGGCGCCGGAGAAGGAGCGACTTTGGCAAGTTATGAAACTTGCCAAGGAATGCCCGACGCGGAGGGGGAAAGAGAGAGCCGCAACTGCCGCTGCGAGGTTGCGGGAGAAAAGAGTGAAGGGGACGGTTCGGTGGGTCCCACGGAGTATTAGTGACTGTCTCGACCTGTCACACAACCGTACCGAGGTCACGGAGGATGGATTCCTTTCCTTCCATCCGTGTCCCCTGTGCGAGAAGGTCGAGATTGCTATTAAGAAACAAAGGGAATGTTGGGACGAGGGAGGAGGGTACTGGGTGACTGCGTCGGCGTTGAAGCCAAAACGCGACTGGTCACTCGTTACCCGTCCAACCCCCGACATCGTGTACGGCGGCTGGTGATTGCCGACCGGTTGGATGACGCAGGGTTTCTACCCATGGTCGAACGGACGTCAGGAAATTTGTTGGTCACAGTGAGGTGACCCCTCGTGGTACCGCACGCTTGGGGCATCCGGGATAAGAGCCGGCGAGTAGCTCACTGTGATTGGCGGGGAGGTAAAGTCAGAGGTACTGTAAAGAGACCACGTGACTCACTTGGCGCTAGGTTGGCTGGGCGGTGGCCTTATTCCTAAGCAAGAGAGTAACCGTGGTGTGTACCGACTCCCCGTCAATATTGAAAGAACAAATGGAATGAACGAGTGCG